TACATTAACGAAGCGTTCAGAGACACCACTAGATTTAAAGTAAAATGGAATAGGGTTTCGTACTGGTGCATAATTTTGTTTTAGTGTATCCAGATAACTTTCAATATTTAAAGTATCTCCATAAACAATACCATCTAAAACTATTGCTCTACCTGTTTCAAATTCTGCATCTAGGAATCCACCATCAGTACCTTCATGATCACGAAAAGTTTCTCGGTATGGACTGTTGTCCAATCCAGAAACTTTGTTGATATCCACAAATGGTATTCCGGTACTGTCAGTGTTCAATCGCACGCCAGTAGTATCCAACTGGAATTCATAATCATTAAGACCAATAGTCATTATGACACTCCAGCCAAAAGCGCTCCAAGCTCCATGGCATGACGCCGTGGATCAATTTCATTTGTATTAATGACAATACTCTGATTGTACTGGTTATGTGTACCGGTTGTACCAGTGCCACCAGCAGCGTTGCCAATAGCTAATCCGCCAGTCATATTTGTGATATTGCCAGTAAAGGCATTTAGTGCCATAGTCAACGCATCTTGCTGACTGTAAATACCAGCCGCGATCAACTTAACAATAGATTGACCAGAGTAGTATGGATTTCCTCGTCCAGATAGTGGACCACGTTTTGCTGGGGAGAACGGTAGGTGACTCTTAATCCAGTTAGCTGCATCACTGATCTTGTTACCTAGTGCATCGAACATGGAACCAATACCGTCGATCAGACCTTGAATGATATGCTTTCCGGCTTCAAACAACCAGGTGCCAGCGTTAGCAAAGAAGTTAACTATCTTATCTTTAACTTCCTTAGCTTTGTTGACAACTGCGTCTACCTTTTCACCAACAGTAGATTTAACTGTCTCCCAAGCAGCAGCGACCGCTGTCTTAATATTAGTCCAAATAGTATCTAGGAAGCTTTTAACTATATTGAATGCAGTCATGACAGCAGTTTTTGCTGAATTTACCTTATCACTAATGTAGCCATAGACAAGGTTCCATGCAGCTAGCGCTGCTCCCTTAACTGTTTCCCAAACACCTGATAGATAAGCTACGACAATGTTCCAAGCATCAACCACGTACTTGATAACATGATCCCACAGGAAATCCCAGGCGATTTGAATGCCTTTTATGATATATTCAAAGATGAATAGCAAACCGTATAATGTGAGTTCTGCAACTGCTAGTAGGAATTTACCAGCACTGATGATCAATCCACCAATGCTAGTGTTCCAGAAGTAATTCCAAATTCCTACAATGAAGTTAATACCAGCCTGGAATACGCTGATCATGCCATTGATTAGACCTTGAACAAATCCAACAATAGCACCAACGACAGTTTGTACAAATGAGACAACAGCGTTCCAAGCCGTTACGGTTGCATTTACTACAGCGTTCCAGGCCGTAACGACTGCTTGAATAATCATTTTGCCAAAGTCGATAACAGCGTTAACTGCTGCCATGAATCCGTGTGCAATCATCAAAGCAAAGTTTTTAATGTTCTTACCAGCATTGATGATCCAGTCGCGGAAGCCTTTGTTCTTAATCATAAGAATGGTAAAGGCGACACCGATAGCTATAATCGCACCTACAACCAATGCTGCAATTCCAACGAATAGCAATACTGGCGTGGATGCAACAGTAATAGCGGCCGCGAAGCCAAGAATAACGCTGGTGATAAGTAGCAGTACACCGATGAGACCAGTGACAGCTACTGTGATGGCAATAATCTTAACAATAAGTTGTTGGGTTGATGGTGGTAGTTTGTTGAACCAATCAAACAGTTTAATGAACCAACTTACAACAGCTGTGAAAGCGGGAACAAGTGCTTTACCTGCGGCAATTTTAACTTCTTGCCATTTGTTTGCAAGTAGTTCTGTTTTAATCGCAGTAGTATCTGCCATAATTGCATAGGCTTGCTCGAATGAGCCAGCCGATTGCTTCATGCTACCAAGAATGTTTTGGAATAATTCCAAGTTTCCTGGTGTTAGAAGCATGTTCTGTAGGAACCGGCGGGCTTCAATAGTTCCACCAGCACCCTTGAACACGTCTAGAATTGCTTTGACTCTATCCTGATTTGGCATCTTTTCTAGCTGAGTACGGAAGTCCATCAGAATATCGATCATAGGACGGAAGTGGCCGCTTGCGTCATATGATGCAATACCGAGGCCCTTAAGGGCTTTGACTGCCGCTGGGTTAGACATTGCATCCATAGCCCTAGATACTGCCGTTGCTGATCTAGCAGCGGAAATACCCATACGAGTGGATGCTGCCAGTGCAGCGGTCATCATATCAACCGTCTGCCCAAACCGCACTGCTGATGGAGTGACCAAACCAATACGCTGTGACCACTCGTCGTAGCTACCAATACCTTCCTTCACCAGTTGGAACTGCACGTCCATTAGGTGATTGATGGAAGTTAGAGGCAATTGGAATGCGTTCAAAATACCAATGGTTGCAACTGATGCATTTTCAATACTTGTTTGTCCAGCTACAGCTGCCTTAGCAAAAATGCCTAAGACTTGCTCAGCTTGTTTAGCACCAATTTCCATTGATGAGAAAATGTTATACAAAGCTGGCTGAATCTGTTCGAATGGCACACCGATAGAATCAGCTACTCTTAGACCAATCTTCTCTATATCTTCAAGAGAGGTTGCAAACTTGTCAACCTGAGTACGAGTTAGCGCTGAAGCTTTCTCATATTCAGATTGTGCCTTGACTAGACTATAAAGTCCGGCAACACCGAATGCCGCGCTAGCCACCATAACTGTACCCATAGCGGCGGTAGCTGCTGACAATCCAGCAAAAGCAGAACTTAGCTTTTGACTAGATACTCGATTCTCTTCCATTTGTGAACGTTGAACACGCATGGAAGCAATCTCTTGATCAATAACTCCAATACGCTGTTGTGCGCCTAGTGCAAATGCTCTAGTTTCATTTTGTAGTGCTGAAATTTCAGCTTTAGTAGCGTCAGTCTGTTCGCCTTTACGCAGAATACCAATCTGATATGCTGCGGAAAGTCGTCGTGCTGCTACTTCATTCTGAATTGCTGATCTGGCTGCTCGTAGATTTGCTTCAGCAACGCTGTCACCAACTTGCCGAATGTCACGTGAGAATGCACGCATTGCGCTAGTAGCTTCATCGCGAGCTTTCAGCACAAGCCAAAGGTCTCTAGTTGCACTAAAGGGCACTTCGACTCCTCTCACCCATGCTGTCGCTGGCGTTCAGCTTCACGTCGAGCCTTAGCCTCATCGAGTTCACGCCGTTGTGTATCCCATTGCGTCACATAGAACATTAAATGCACCATTAGCGCATCTTGATCTAATAAACCACCAGCTCTTGGTAACGTGTTATAGTTTTGACAAGTTCGAATAATGTTTAGAATACCTAAGGCATCTGGAGCTACTTTGTTGGCATTCGGAATAAGAACTGCCTTACGTAGCTCGCTAATTAGTTTTTTACTTCGTCAGTATTCTCTGTAGCGTTGAAGTCATCAATATACTGACCGATTTCCTTGCCGACGCGTACATCCAATGACCGTACATCCTGCTCATTTTTGAAGTTAAGCACTCTGCCAGAGGCATCAGTAATGTTGTGCTCAACTACTAAATTAGCAAAGTCCCACAGGGTCACTTTCTCCGACTGAATGTCTAGCTCACCTGTGAAGTCTTTGCTTGATGTGCCACCCATAAGGAATCTGGCTGCTAGTGATGACCGGTGCATTTCCTCACCATAAGTCATTCTACGCACAATAACGTATCCATCTGGCGGCGCAGTGTTGAGCGCTAATTTGTCAGATGTTGTGTTGGTAATGGTACCTACTGGCATGGCTGTGGATCTCCTCTTTACTAACCATTTATACACCATACGACCTGCGTATAGTGGAATAAAGATTAATTCAGCAATTGGAATAATATAGTAAACTATCAACCAATAAGCTAAATCCATTGATTCCCCATTTACAGGGTAATGTCTTCCTGAGTCTTAATCACAATCTGCCAAGACTTACCTGTGCCATCGATGATGTTCTGGTAAGCGATAGAAGCGCGAACCAAGTCACCTTCGCTGGATAGTCCAACCTCGTACGTATCCTTGATAGCCACAGGGGCAAGAATTGAAATGGAGTTGTTGACGCCCTTGCTGGCGGTAATGGTAACAGATTGTGAAGTTGTTGCTTTGAATGCATCGAAGTCAGTACGGTCCTGGAAGTCACGCTCAAATGTCATAGTAGATGCACGCTCACCATACTTGATGAACTGTGCACCACGACCTGTGCTCTTAAGACGGAACTGTGCCTCTGCTGCATCTTCAACTGAGAATTCAAAGGTGTCAGTGTCTAGCACTGCTGAACCTGTTGGAATTTCAATTGAATATTGACCGGCGCCGAAGGGCACTGTAGTTGGATATGTTGGTGTAGGCAGGCTCTGTACGGCCTCATCACGTCCCATGACCGAAGTCTTGAACGTCATAAGACCATTATCAACGCCGAAACCGAAGCTTGAAGTACAAACTCCAACATAGCCGAATACTATGCCATTACGAACTACTGTTAACGAGTAAGTTTTAGCGGCAACGGCTGCTGGTGTTGGTGTGAATGTGTATGTAAAGTTAGGTGTAGATCCTGATTTCACTACAGAAATACGGCTGCCCATGAGGAAGTAAGGAACCACGTCCTCAATAGCTTCTATGTTAAGTTCTCCACCAATCATGTAGTTGCCAGCAACGGCACCAATGATATCGGCGGACTGTCGGATTGGCCGACGGAATACTGTTTGGTTGGTAGAGGTAATAGATTCACTATTGAATGGGAAATACTTAATAGGAGCAGCGTAGACACCGGGTGTTGTGGCGGTATTCGCAGTCGGGAAAGCACCAGATGGTGCGCCCACTGCTGTGTCATCGTAAACGACAACTAAGCCCAAAGTTGCTATTAACAACTCAGTACCAGTGCCGCCACCAGAAGCAGTACGGTAAACCTTGTATCCTGTGGCACCAGTTACCGCTGGCCACGACAAGTGTGCTGTTAGGTTGCCGGCAGCCGTAGTAACAGTAACTTCGTTAGAAACTGTAGTTTCACCATTAGCGTTGAGCGCTGTTATGTAGTACTTATAAGTACCAGCAGTCAGCGCACCACCAGCTTGTGGAGCACCAGACAGAACCGGAGGTGACAATTGCTCAAAGGCAATTCCAACTATACCGGATGCACCAATACCAATAGCCATTAGACACCTCCATCCGTATCAACTACAGCAGTGACTTTAACAAATGCTGGGAAATTAGCTTCTGCTAAGGTGGTACCATGCAGTGCCTCAAAAAGGGTTTGTGCTTCTTCCGAGACCACCACAGGTTCACCGGCGGGCAATAATCCGATAGCATCAACCGTTACTTCGCGATCGGATTCTAACTCAAAATGCATCATTAGTACCCCTATGGTGCGCCTACGGAGACAAATAGGTCTTAGTTACGCCGCTATACATCATGATAACACTGCGGAACATTCCATTATTACCTATGCCACCAGCTAGTGGCGATTCGCCACGTTCAACCTGATTGACAAAGCCGTGAATAATCAATCCGCCAACAGTAGTATCTTGATGTAGAATGGCTTCTAATGCTGTAGCTCTAGCATCACAGGCTTTACGTTCTGTAGTTTCATCACCAACCTTGCTCCACAGCAGTGAGATCGTAACTCTCAGGTCATTCTGCGTACGGCCACCTGGTGCTGATCCACCAGCTAGAGTACGAACCTTTCCCATCGGCATTACAATCGCTGCACTAGCATGTGGAATCATGTTGTGATTTCCATAAAGCACGTCATCAAGTTGTAGGTCTGCTTTATTTAATTCAATGATGTCAGCTAATGCCTGAGCCAGTACCTCATCAGCATCAGTGTGTGGTCCTGGTCCGGTCATAGCCCATCA